TTTCTATTTGATATAGCGCCGAATCATGGGCGCGGTTCACGATTAATGAGCGTTAATCATGACCGGCATAATCATCCTCTCGTTGTGTTTGAGGTCTAGATTGTGCCTGTAGTTGTGATAATATTTCATGTGTGCGTGTTTAAAATATACTGACAAACATGGAATGCTTATTGGACTAAGATCGGTTTTGGCCTTGAGATAGGATTCTATCTTTAATTGATCTTCAACTAGTAGTCCGAATTTCTTCTCGACTAAGAGACGTGTTCGGTAGCCGGGCTCTTTAATTGGAAGGGGTTTCCCGACCCATTCCGCCATCTGTTCCCTTTCGTACTCGTTCGTAACTCCGCACCTTGCTCTTACATTGGGCGTCACCCTCAATGCGTATTGTGCGAGTTCAGAAAGAACGGGACATCCAGGATATTGATGTATTAGGCTTAAGGCTTTTGAACGTAATAATTCGTTTAATCTCTTGTCAGTTGACCGAAGGTATCTTGATGTGGTCCATCCAAAAGATAGCATTGTAGATACGGGGCATGTGGTGTTGGTTAATTCCACAGGGTCAAACACGTTACCACAGAAACTAGCATCAGCGATGTTTTCGCATGTTTCAATTTTTAGCTTGATGCCTAGCTCCTGATATAGCCACGAGGGCGTGGGTGGTTTCGTGAATGTACCAAATATGCCATCGTCTCCTTCGACTAAAGGATCTGCTTTCTCGTTCATGATGTGATGTGTTATGTACAATATTAACATGAGATTGCAGAACCCGTTGCCTAGTGAGGTTGACATTTCCCCGGACATTCGGCGTCTCCAAACAGAAACTGTAAAGTTTTTGAAGACAAGCACATTTGTGTGTAAAAGTCCATCTTCCAACAAATTAATTATAAATTCTCTCATTGGTATGTGTTGGAACATGTATTCGTATAATGCCATTTCTGTGTCCTCCAGAAAATCATCAAAATGTGCTTCAAAAGAAGTAAAATCCGTGCTGTTTATATATTTATATTTGCCATCGAATTTATCGAGCAGGGTTTTGGGCCTGTCTATCATCGGTACGTATTTGATGAAATGCGGATTTTTGAATACTTCTTTCTCGACGGCTTTAACAAAAGGACCCACTAGAGTTTTGAACTCATCTGTGCGGCTGTTTATGGTCCTGGCGTGCTTGAAATCATCATAGGTTTCGTCTTTGATGAAACTTTTCACTATTTTATATCTCCGCGAGTGCGGGTCCAGAATATTATTGTATTTTTCAAGCAGCTGTTGTTTTCTGGATAAGGAGTAATGAGTGGTTTCGAGCCACTTTTCAACGGAGAAATCAGTGCTAGGGTTAAGCGGTCTTAGATTTCTCTTCATCCATCTCTGTACAAATCGTCTGAAATGGCGTCTCCTTTTAACGCTCATTTTGGGCAGAAATGGTCCCACTCTTTTGCAGGCTCCCGCATATGCTGTGTCCGCATCGGACATGTCTACGTGGGGTAAACAAGCTCCGTCAACATGACATCCCAATGAAACCATCGAGGGCGGTCTCAAAGTTACATCTGAGGGCGTGAATCTGTGCAACTGAAAATCTTCAGTTACGTGGACTGGTTCCTTCAAAGCTGGAATTTCACAGCTTCGGTAACCATACATGATTACACGCATGCGGAGCGGGAGCCTTAGTTTAAAGATGGCATCCTTTTGGTCCATCTCTCATGGGACACGACAACCACCGCTGCAATGGCAGCGTCAGCTATCGGCCTTTTTCCATGAAGGATGCCATATCTGTTGTCGGGCACGCTTCCGAAGTTCCGCAAATTGTAGTTCATTCGCGTCACAACTTCTTCAATGGAAGACGTTAGGTCAAGGTTATTCGGACCACAAAACTGCGTCAATGCTTCCGCTGAGTACACGAAATTTAGAGGCAATTTAGGCGGTTTCCAAGCGAGATTGTTGAACTTACCTCTCATCAAATTCTCCCAAAAGTGCGAAGAATATATGTCGATGAAGGGCCGGTAAGGTTTAACCTCAGTTTGGTCACCATTAACAGGACATGTTGCCCAAGAAAACGAAGCTTCATACACATGTTGGTTGCTGTGTTTCAAGTCTTGAATTCGTTGAACGTCCGTTCGGTGGTCAGGAATAGTTCCTGGATCTAAATAGCGGGATTCCATTTGTACGACCATAAAGCGTAGTTTTCCACGCATAGTCAAATACAAGAGGGCGGATCCGGATAGTGTTAAAAACACTGCAAATAGAAACAGGATGGAGAAGCGAACTCCTTCAAGGGCAAGAACCATCCAAGAAAACCAAAAGGCGGCCCAAATTATTGCGAAAAATGCCAAGGATGGCAAGTGATAATTTCGCGTGTAATGGACTTGGTTTTCAAAGGGCTGGTAGTGGATTAGAGGAGACAAGTCAATCACCACAGGAGTGGGATCCTCATCATCCACCGCTCCAAGCTCTTTCTTCTTGCTTGAAGTGAGTGTTGGGACAGGGGGCACAGGACCGAAGATTCCTCCGCTCAATACCGTAGAAGTAGGAACATTTCCGTCCGCTCCAATTGGAACTGGGAGTGGGGAATTATCCTGCGGGATTGGTTTGAAGTCACCTACGTTCGTCGAAACTTTGTCACTGTAAGTCGTGTTTTGGGCGACGACTTTAGGGGCATTAAGAAGGGCTGCATCAACGCTTGATTTCGCGAGAGAGTCCAGATTCGCTTGGCGTTGACGAGCCTTAGCATTTCTGATGCGAGCTCTACGTTCAAGTTTTTGCTTTTTCGATAAATTGTCCCAATAGGATTTAATGGAATTTCCTTGTGGGCAAGATTTCGATATATGGTCTGAAAGTCCACATTTGAAGCAAACTGTTCCGAGATCTGTTTCACGAGCCGTGCATTGTTTCGGTTGATGTCCTGATTGTCCACACTTTCCGCATGAGGGGGCCTTAGGGCAATCCCAAACCTTATGGTCTGCGGATTTGCAATAGCGACACAAGATAGTCGCGGGGACGATTGCTGTCCCGTCGGGCCGATTGGGGTTTCGAGGAATTTTGACAGTCTCTTCTTCGGAGGAAGAGTCGTCTGATTCGTCGAGGATGCGTACGGTGTCTCTTTTCGCATGGCCTAAAGGCCCACGAACTTCTCCGGTCTCGTTCTTTTCGACGTTGACCGACGTCGTGACCAAGTTCTTAACGACGCTGGTCTGCGTCGAATTGTTGTCAATGTCAATGACAACATCAGGTTTTGGCAGCTGAGTGTCAGCTGAAGTGGATTTCAAGGCTCCACTGTCACCTCCAGGCGTTACTCCCCCTGGTGAGGTTCTGTTTTTGTCGTCACTCATGGCGGCATGTACAGGAATTTTTCATGTAGTTAGGGAGGACCCTTCTCCCGTTCGGCATAACTACAGGACGTGTTATGGGGTTTCCAGAAAGAAACGTGTTAATATTAAAGTAGTTTGGTACATTTCTACAGTCACGGCGGCTCGATGCTCGCACGCCGTGAGTTCAAAATTTCCCTGGGATTCCGTTGCGCTTTGCGTCTTGGAATTTCCCTCCTTGATCGCTCATATGCAATCGTTGTTACCTCTTCTACTCAATTAACCCTATTCCGTCTGGTGGCTGTTTTGTTTGGATGGTCACTACTTTCGTGTTTTACCACTTCTCAAGTGCCTTTCATCCTCGCGCACGGCCCCCATGACAGGTGCAATTGTCTGGTTGCACAACCGTCTTCGTTAGAATAAGCGTCACATGAAGGGCTTTGTTGAACTCCTCAACAAAGGATGGATCCCAATCATGCAATACCTACACCCAGTCCCTGGGGACGTCTATGGCACCTCAATGACCGCAAAGTCGAAATTAATCGCTTACTTCGGTTGATGGTTAATGGAACATTGCGTTCCCTGCGCCACGACGTTTCCCAGGTCCAGGAAGCAGTTCTAAGATTCTGCTATAACGGACTTGCTCGTTTTGACCTGCCGGCCGAGCTGGCCGGTTTGTTTGCGCGGTTGACGTCCGCGGATGTCACATAAGTGCTATGTGACAATAGTTGTCTTCAATGTATGAACCAAATGTCTCTCAGCCACTGAATGGCTAGTATACCGCTGAGACACATGAAT